ATAAAATTTTACCATAATTTCAATGGATATATTTTTGAGATCGTGGTATTATTTAAGAGTCCCGAGGGACAGGAAATAATGAAGGGAAGAATAGAAATGGAAATGGAAATGGAAATGAAATTGGAAAACGAAAAGGTAATGAAATGTAAGGATTGTAAGTATTATCAGAAGGAACGGTTGCCAAGGTCTAAATCAGGTTGGTGTATGCATGAGAAATGGAAGGATGGCTGTTGGGGAGATCATTCACCTTTGATTGGATGCGGAACGTGGGCTTGTGGCGATTTTAAGCATAAATGAAAGGACGCTTGAATAAAATGACTATCATTAAAATGAAGAATGAGCTTGTAAACAAGGTTATTAACAGTAAAGATAACATGTACGATACTAAAAACTATCGTTACGTATGGAACCCTGAAAAACAACTTATGAAACGCATTAACATTGAATGCGTCGGACGCACGTCCTATCTGAATCCTGAAAATTGGGAAGTTTGCGAAATCAGCAAGGAATACAAGCAGGTGAAAGAAAATGAAGAATAAGAAGTTATGTATTATGCCCGATATGCCATATTGTCCGGCTTGTAAGTACGGATATATAGTGGAGATAGACGAGACGGAATGTGAGTGGCATTGTATCTATGATGGAAGTCTAGGAAATCAGTAAGGCATTTAAGGAGGTGTAATAAATGAGAAAAGCTAAACAGGAAAAGGAAAAAGATAATAGCGTTAAATGTGAATATGATGTTATGCGAAAATCAGAATGGTACAAGGAAAGATTTATCGGATTTCCAAAATATCTGAAATTTACGAAAGTTTTCGTTTTGTGCGAAAATATGAAAGACTTTTTAGAAAATGTTGATAAATCGGATTATAGAATTATTGCATATAATCCTCCGGGTTATGTGATAGAACTGTTTTGGTCAGGCATGGCGAAGGATGAAGATTGGATTGCCGCATATAGCGATATTGCAAATATCTGTGAAAGGATTAAAATACAATGATAAATTGGAAATATATACCAAAATGTATATTTTGGTTATTGGTTATTGTGGTCGGTTTTGCGGTTGTTATGGGATTACTGTATAGCATGATTCAGGCTGTATATTGGTTATTTAGTTTTGTTGGAAAGGGGTGTTAATTTATGATGTACAAGGGGATTGCGTTTGTTTGCGTGATGGTTTTGTTATTTGTGTTGATTTTATTCTGGATATTTGAAGATTAGAAAGGAGGTTGGAATATTTGCGAAAGTTTGCGATATGGGTTAGGGAATACGGTGTAATACAGCTCCATTATGTGGAAGCTACGGACGCGGTGGAAGCCATAAACAAAATGATGGACGTATGCAGAAGAATGGGTGCCTATCCCGGCTCAATGCACATTGTGAAAATATTGGAGGTTATAAAGTGATGGAAAAAGGCAATACTGTTATTACTATTCGTATTCCGCAAAAGGATTATGAGTGGCTTCGAGCTCAAGCAAAGGAAAATGATACAACTCCTAACATGTACGCAAGCTGTATAATTAGACAAGTTGTAAACCGTTATCGTGAATATGAAAAGAATATGGAGGAATGGTATAATGCCTAAATCAATTTTTAAATATCCAGCCGAATTTTATGACCCTGTAAATGGTTATACTGATTTTGTTGGAACGATTGCACAAGCCAAAAAAGAAATTGGCCGTTTGCGTGATATAGCCCATAAACGTGTGCAACGTCTGGCAAAAGCAGGATTTGATAAAATGCAAACATATAAACGTCTGGAAATGCTGTCAAAAATTAGATTGGGTGAAATTAAAAGCGAAAGTCAAGCATCATTGGCTTTAAGTCAGTTTTATCAATTTTTGACAAAATCGGAATCAACCGTAACAGGAGTAAGGCGTTATAAAAAGCAGAAAGAAGAAAATGTTAAACACCTCTTGTCAACTCATGGTTATAAAGTTAATGATTTAGCTAAGTTTGGAGAATTTATGGAAAAATTTAGGGCATATTATGGTAGACGTATTATACCCAGTGACCAAGCGGCGGAATTGAACAGCACTTTGGAAGGTGAGCGTTTTGATGTCGATGAAATTATGCAACATTTCGAAGAATATACGGCAGACTTGAGAGAAACTGCGCGAATTGTAGAAGAATATAAACAATCAGATAAAAAAGATGTAATGTTATCTGATTATGTACTTGAACAGTTAAGAGGTAAATAACCATGATTTACACGGCTGAAAACTATAATTATGCAAGAGTAAAAAACACAAAATTTCAGCCGAAACCGAGAGGAAATCAGAGCGGACGCGACAAGTTGTATTATAAAGACTTAATTTGTGCATTTGATATAGAAACAACTCGTATAACGGAAATTGAACAGTCTATTATGTATGTATGGCAGTTTGCAATATTGTTTCCCGGTGAAAATAATGAAATTGATATAATAATGGGCAGAACGTGGGACGAATATAAATTGTTTATGCAAAATATGTATAACTCCCTTCGATTGGATGAAAAGTTGTGTATATGGGTGCATAATTTGTCCTACGAGTTCCAATTTTTAGCGGGAATTTACAATTTTGATAGAGAACAGGTATTTGCTATTGAAAGAAGAAAAGTGTTAAAATGCACACAAAACGGAGGCGGAATAGAATATAGGTGTAGTTATATACATAGCAATATGAGTTTAGCAGAATATACTCATAAAATGGGAGTAGATCATGGGAAAATTGTAAATGAGTTTGACTATACAAAAAAGCGTTATCCATGGACAGAATTAACGGAACAAGAAAAGCAATATTGTACAAATGATGTTGTCGGTTTGGTGGAAGCATTGGAAAAAGAAATGGAAATTGATGGAGATAATCTATATACAATACCATTAACAAGCACAGGATATGTACGTCGCGACGCAAAACGCGCAATGAAAAAGTATAATTATGCAGAATTTAGGGAAATGAAGCCAACGTTGGAATTGTGGGAAATTTGCCGCGCGGCTTTTAGAGGTGGAAATACACATGCTAATAGGTTTTATGCAGATCGCATTATTAAAAATGTTAATAGTTATGATAGATCAAGTAGTTATCCAGACGTTATATGCAATTGCAAATTTCCAATGACGCCATTTGTTAAAATCGAACATCCTACCAATCAAAAATTGATTGATTATATGATAAAAAAAGAAAAAGCATGTATTTTTAGAATAAAAATGCATAATGTGAAATTGCGTAATCAATTTTGGGGATTTCCCTATTTGTCCATTGATAAATCTGAAAAATTGTATAATTATTTAGGTGATAATGGCCGTGTTTTGGAATGTGAATATTGTGAAGTTGCCGTCACAGATATAGATTTTAAGATTTTGTTACAAGAATATGAATTTGGTTTCGAATGCTATGAATTATATATTGCTGATTATAAAAAGCTACCACAACCTATTATTGATTTGAATATTGAATATTATAAAAAGAAAAATGAATTAAAAGGCGTAGAAGGACAAGAAATATATTATATGAAAGCTAAAAATAAGTTGAATAGTATATACGGAATGATGGCACAAAACCCAGTGAAACAAGATATAATATTTGATGGAAATTGGTATTATGATGAGGAAGTTACAAACGCTGAATTGCTTGAAAAATATAATAAAAAGGCGTTCCTCTGTTATCAATGGGGCGTATGGGTAACAGCATGGGCGCGTTATCGACTGGAAGAAGGATTGCAAATAGCAGGCGAAAAAGGTGTATATTGTGATACAGATAGTGTAAAATATGTTGGTAATGTTGATTGGAAAGAGTATAATAAAAAAAGAATATTAGATAGTATAAACAATAATGCAGTTGCAACCGATAAAGCACATAAAGTACATTATATGGGAGTATACGAGTTTGACGGCTATTGTAATGAATTTGTAACAATGGGTGCTAAAAAGTATGCATATACAGACGATAACAATAAAATACATTTGACCGTCGCAGGAGTTGGAAAGAAAAAAGGAGCAGAAGAATTAGCTAGTTTGCAGAATTTTAAGGCAGGTTTTATTTTTAGTGCGGCTGGGGGCACCGAATCAGTATACAATGATAACCCGGAGATCACTGTTTATCATATAGACGGACATGTGATATCAATAACACGTAACGTGGTAATCAGAGATAGTACGTATCAACTAGGGTTAACAGCGGAGTATGCAGAGATAATCCAGCGCGGTAAAAATTTGTGCGAAAAATTATCAAAAATCTATTGACAAAATAACGGAGCCGTGTTATTATTTATACGTCCTTGAGAGGACAATAAAAACAAAGAAGGAAGTTGAAACCATGAAATTCAAGGCTTATCGTGTAACTGGTCGGGAACTGCGAAAGACGGAAAATGGGGGTTGGTTGGAAAATGATTTTGAACTGTACACTATGAATCCTAAAAAGGTGTATAGGGAAGGAAGTATTGTTGTTGGTACTCCTACGGTTGAGCCCGTAAAGGCTGTTATTGATATTACTGATGACATTTTGCTTGACGCGACTTTTGAAATGTATACTGCTCGCAAACGTAAGACTAAGGAAGTAACGGAGGAAGCCGAAAATGCCTAATAATTATGCGAAGTTTTACGGTAAACTTGTAACCAATGTCGCGGAATTTAAAACCCCTTCTGGCGTTACTGCATGGGGCTTTAGAATTGCGGTTGACCATGGCGGGGAACGTCCGCTGACAGTGCATTGTACTGATTATCTGGGAGATTTTGTTGGTGCAAAAGCTGGCGATATGATTACGGTTGATGGCGCGATTGTACTCAAAAAGCGCGAAAAGAACGAAAAGGTATTTTGGAACCTATATCTTATCCATGCGAATTTTAACTAATATTTGAAAGGAAGTATAAATTATGCAGGTTATCAAGAATAGTAAGGAATTTACCCCATCTGAAATTTATGAACTAACCCTTGCTCCCAACGGCGAAAAAATGACTAATCATGTGGGCGAAACGTTGGAAGCGGAAACCTATTGCATTTATGAGGACGTTGACGCAGAAGGTGAAGTGCGTCGCGTGATGGCGATGAAGTCGGACGGCAAGGTTTTCGCGACAAATTCGCCTACTTTCATCCGAGATTTCGAAAAGATTTGCGGACTAATGGAGAGCGTTGGAACCGTCCCGCATCATGTGCGAGTGGAGCAAGGCACCAGTCGAAATGGACGTAAGTTTATTAGTTGCGTGTATGTTGACTAAATGTAACAATTTCTTAATAACCCCTTCGGGGGTTATTTTTATAGAAAGGTGAATAAATATGAGTATATATTTGAAAAACGGCTATATCAATATGCAAAAAATTTTTGAATATGACGCCCCTTTTACATTTGTCATTGGTGCGCGAAGAACAGGAAAAACATATGGTGCTTTTTACAACGCGATAATGAATAAAGATGCAGTCCCGTTCGGCATCATGCGTAGAACTGGCGGGGAAATGGAGATCATGACGAGCTCGGAATATAACCCTTTCCGCGAACTTAATAATGATTACGGATGGAATTATGGAATTTTTGGCAATCCTGCCACAAAAAAGCGAACAGCGAATGTATATAATCAACAAGAAAAGGAAGGAATATTAGAACCATATGGGGAAGCAATAGCCCCTGTATTTGCACTATCAACATTTGCGAGTGTTCGCGGATTTGGCGGAGCGAATATTGATAGAATAATATACGACGAATTTATCCCGGAAAATCACGTGCGAAAAATCCGGGATGAGGGCGCGGCACTGATGAATTTGTATGAAACGATTAATGGCAATAGAGAGTTAAAAGGTAAGAAGCCTTTGCAACTTATTTGTTTAGCGAATAGTAATAAAATTGATAATGAAGTTTTGGTGAGCTTTGGACTAGTTAATACCCTTATTAACAATCGCAAACGTGGACAGGAAATATATTATAACAAAAAAAGTGGAATATTAGTAGTAGATGTGCAAAATAGTCCGATTTCAAAAATGAAAGCGAATACAGCATTGTATAAAGCAACCAAAAATGCAAAAAATGGATTTAGGGAAATGGCACTGGAAAATGAATTTCCCGAATTTAGTAAATCTGAATATCGTTCACTGCCTTTATATAATCTTAATCCTATTGTAAAAGTCGGTGAAATTACTGTTTATAAAATCAAAGGGAGCCAACAATTATATTGTAGTACACACAAAAGCGGCGACCCTGAATCATATGGAACAAGCGATTTAGAGCTTGAGAGGTTTGGTACAAAGTACATATTTATACGTAGACAACATTTGTTAAATAATATTATTTTTGAGGACATAAATTCCGAAATTCTGCTTGACAAATATTTTACCCGGTGATATAATTATAAACGTGGTACGGAGGAGCCGAATCCAGCCCGTGACAGGGTGGCTAGTGCGGGGACGCACAAGACCTCCGTACCACAATACAAGTGAAAGGGGGTGGAAAGATGGACGCGAATGCTATTATCCAGTTGGTAAGCAACGTTGGGTTCCCGATTGCCTGTACAGTGGCAATGTTTATGTTGTTTTATAAAGAGCGGGAAGCGCATAGCGAAGAATCGAAGAAATTTGTTGAAGCGATTGATAATAATACTAGAATCATGGAAGAAGTGAAAAATATTGTCCAGACCCTTAGCAAGTGACTTTGCAAAAGTCGCAGATCAAGATCAATGGCAGGGAATCCCGTATAGCAAGTGGGATTGTCAAGAATTTGTAGAACAAATGTTAAAAAAAGTTAACGCTTATCATAATTATCGCGGTTCTAACGATATGTGGAGGAATGCCCTAAGTAAAAAAGGAACAGTTACAGAAATTGAAGCATATCAAGGTGGAACGCTAAAACCGGGAACATGGTTATTTACGATTAAATACGATGGCAAAGAAAACAAAGAATTATATACAGACGGAATAAACGCCGCACACGTGGGAATATATGTTGGTAATGGTCGTGTCGTGCATAGTACAACGGGGGGTGTACAGCGTGACGTTATCACAAGTAAACGTTGGACACATGCGGGGGAATGTAAACTTTTGGATTATTCGGAAGGAAATTTAACCGATATAGACATAAATCGCGGAGCATATCCATATATTACAACTTATGATAAAAATTTAACAAATGATGAAATGAAACAAAATGCAACATATTTTAAGGGCGTTATGCAAAGTAGAGGTTGGAGCATTAACGCAATCGCGGCCGCTTTTGGCAACTGGCAAAGCGAATGTCGCTTAAATACTAATAACCCAGAGCGTGACACATACCCGCAACCCGGTAGTTATGGATTTGGATTGCCACAATGGACACCGTGGTATCGTAGATATGGAATGTGGTGCAAGGAAAACAATATACAAAATATTGCGAATGATAACAACCCTGCGGCAGATATAAATAAACAGTTGGATTATCACGATTACGAATGTAAATATGGCGATGTGCATAACCCGGACAAACCTGGTGGTGCAACATGGTATAGTTATCAACGGGGAGACATTAGATATAGTTACAGTTGGAGCAGATTCAAAATTGCTACGGACGATGTCGCATACATGGCACGTGCGTATTATTGGCAATACGAGCGATCTGGCGGGGGCACCGACGAAAGCGCAGATAGACGAGCGAAACAGGCGGTAGAATGGTATAAATATTTATCGGGGAGTACGCCAGAACCGCCAACGCCCGGCCAAGATGGAGATTTTTTACAATTATCCGTTTATTCAGTTGCATTTACAAGTTTGTCAAATATTATTAATATAAACACTGATTCAGGTTTTGTTTTTTATATTTATGCAAAAGTAAGAAAAAAAGGAGACACAATAAAATTAACATTTGATATTAATGATTTAAGTGCCGCTATTATGAAAATTAATGGTAGCAGTGCAACAAGTATTGATTCTGTTGATTATCCAACGTTGCCGACACCTCGCGATGTATATATTGAAAAATCTACATCTTTTAGCAATTTATCAGTTGTAAATAATGGTAATAGTTTTGAAATAACTGGTGTAATAAATAACGATTCGTCAGAATTTGAGCCAGCTATATTAACATCATTTATCTATGATGGTTCGATTGTTTACAATAATAAAACATTATCAACAAGAGGTGATAGGACATACTTAAATATTGTATTTACAACTGTAAAAAAGAAATCCAAATCTTATATTTATGCGCTAAGAAGGAGGTATCCAATATATGGATAGGGAAGCATTGATTGGTAGAATCAATGACTATTTCGGAGAAAGAGAAAATATAGAAGAACTTGACGAAGTTGTTACGGAAATTAACAATTTGTATGAACGTGTTGAAAATACAGATCGCGAATGGCGCGAAAAGTATAAAGCAAGATTTTTGGAAAAACCAGAAGTGGAAGAAAAAGAAACGGAACAGGAAGAAAAGGTTGTAACGATTGATGACCTTTTCACAAAAAAGGAGGGTTAAAATATGGCTAAAATTCCTAGTATTATGCGTTTGACTGGAACTGGCGCGGATGTAATTAACGGTGTGCGTAATGCCGCAAGTGCGTACTATCAGCAGAACGTTAACGAGATCGTGCCCGGCGATCTTATGAGCTTACACGCCGTGGGTGCCCAGATCAGTGGTGTACCCGCGCTCAAAAATGAATTTTTGAATGTCCTTGTAAATCGTATTGGTTTGGTACTTATTACTAGCAAAATGTATGAAAATCCGTGGAAAATGTTCAAAAAAGGCGTTTTGGAAATGGGCGACACGGTAGAAGAAATTTTTACCGAACTCGCAAAACCGTATATTTATAACCCTGCGGACGCCGAACAGACCCTATACAAGCGGGAAATTCCTGACGTGCGCGCGGCATATCATACACTTAATTACAAAATTGTGTACCCCGTAACAATTCAGAACCAATCTCTCCGTGCGGCATTTACCAGTTTTGAAGGTGTTGATAGACTGATTGCGAGTATCGTTGAGAGTGTATACAAAAGCGCGAATTATGACGAGTTTTTGGTGATGAAGTACATTATTGCCCGTGAAATTTTGGACAATATGTATATCGAAAGCATTGATGAACCTACCGCCACCAATGCAAAAACTATTGTATCCGCTTTTAAGCAGGATTCAAACGCGCTCACTTTTATGAGCAATAAATACAACCGCGCTAAAGTGCATAATTATGCGGATAAAAACGATCAGTATTTGATTTCTACAGCAAAATTTGACGCAATCGCAGACGTGGAAGTTATGGCCAGCGCGTTTAACCTTGACAAGGCTGAATTTATGGGGCATAGACTGTTGGTTGATACTTTTGTAACAAACGATGAAGAACGGCTTGCTCTGCTGTTTGCAAATGACCCTAATTACAAGCCTTTTACCGACGAAGAAAAGACACAGCTCGAAACCGTTGCGGCAGTAATTATTGATCGTGATTTCTTTATGATTTACGATAATGTGATCGAATTTACCGAAACATACAATGCGAAGGGCTTGTATTGGAATTATTTCTTGCACAACTGGAAAACTTTCAGCACTTCACCTTTTGCGAATGCTATTGCATTTTGTAAGAAAAATGTAACAAATATGTTAAACAAACCTACGTCGCTTGCATGGGATGGCACAACCGAAAATAAATTAGGTTGGACGGCGAGTGCAAACGCAACAAGTTATCAGGCAGTACTGTATAAAGATGCAGTTGCCCCTGAAAATCAGGTTGAAGTACAGAATGTTACAGGCGTTAATGTAACTTTTGCGAATATGACTGCTAAGGGTGATTATATCGCAGTGGTTAAGGCCTTGGGCAATGGTGTTACTTACACTGATTCTAACTTCGCCGCAAGTGGTAAACAGACGATTTCCTAATAATTTATAATTATTCATGGGGTGTATATGCAATTTATACGCCCCATGAATTTTAGAGGTGATTATATGATAATTCCACCAAATTCAGAATTTATAATGTTAAAAAATGTACCATTAGATTCTAATTATAATCATACAATAGAATTTGATAGTGCACAAATTCAGGAAGCCTATTTCAGAAGCAAGGCGTTTTACAGTTTCGGTTCTGAAAGCGGTTCTGGAATTAGTTCTGACGAAACTTTTGCATTTATCCGTAATAGTACTGCCGTAAAAGTACCATTGCCTATTGCAACCGCTTCTATTTGTAATTATGTAATGTATAGAAATACATTGTATTATAATAAATGGTTTTATGCATTTGTGAATAAAGTAGAATATATTAGTGATAATACAACTAAATTGGAACTTGAATTAGATGTTATGCAAACATATCATTTTGATTACAATATGCGAGAAGTTTTTATTGATCGAATGCATGAGCCGAATGATTCAAACATAAATATAATTGAAGAAGGATTGGAAACAGGCGATTTATTCTGTCAGCATAGTGATATTGGCGGCATAAACGAGTATGACCAAGTAATTATGATGGCAACAACCGTTGACGTAACAAAAAATGATCTACCAGCAGTTGACGGACAAATTACAGAGGGTGTATATAGCGGATGCAAACTTGTATATTACGAAACAACAGATGAAGGAATTACATTGCTTAATAGTCATTTAACAAAATTAACAACTAGTAATAAATCGGATGCAATCGTTGCTTTATATATGATGCCAAAAAGATTGATGAATACTAAAAACGCACGATTCAACGTTGATTTCAATAAAAACTTTGGAACTTATGTACCAGTTAACAACAAATTGACAAGATATCCATATAATTTCTTTACAATTTCTAACGGCGAAGGACAAGAAGGAACATTCAAATACGAATATTTTAACAATCCTGAAACACATACAGCAACATTTGCTTTTGCGGCAACCGTATCACCTCCCGCGGCTGTTAGTGTATACCCCTTATATTATAATGGTATACCAGAAAATATTGATGAACGCATAACTATTACAAATTTTCCCCAATGCGCATACAGTATTGATAGTTTTGCGGCATATCTGGCGCTGAATCAGAATCAACTTGTATATAGTGCTGGATACAATATCGGAATGGGTGTAACTAATGCAATCACTGGTAATTTGGCGGGAGCCGCCAACAATTTTATGAACGTATTTGGACAAGTTGCACAAATTCGCGACCATGCAACATTGCCGCCACAAATGCGCGGAAGTTATGCAACAGATACAATGTACGCCGTAAAGAAAAAAGATTTCATCATTAAACAATTCAGACTAACACCAGAATACGCATTTATCATTGACCAATATTTTACAATATATGGATACAAGCAAAACAAAGTTGCACTTCCTAACAAAAAAGCAAGACCATATTACACATATATTAAAACTGTTAACATGTTCGTATATGGAGAAATTCCACAAGAATATGTTGAAAAAATTGATAGCATTTTTGACAACGGCATTACATTTTGGAGAAACACTGGTGATATTATTGGAAATTATGGACTGGCAAGGGCGAATAATCCGCACACCCTCTGGCCGTCAACGGGAGGTTGATTATTATGATTGTCGACAAAAATTATTGGAATAAATTTAATAGAAATGTAATAGAATATGCATATTATTTTGATATGTTTGCTGGACTGGCAATGACACAATTTGAGTGGGACGGGCTCCCTGAAACAGTTGATTCACGATTTTTGGAAGCAACTCTTTTGTATAATGGTAAGGCGGCATTTTTTAATGATGAAGTAATGGGTTATGTGGCCTTACGTGCCGTTTTTGGTGGAGAATTTAACCAATTTTTTAATCCTACTAAATTTACTGCTTATGGCGCGAATGGTTATACACGCATGTTGACGGATAAAAATGCTGTACCCATTTATGACACTTATAACCGTATGCCATTGATTGCATATATTGATATGTATGCAAAAAGATTGTATGATATTGACCAGACGATTGATATCAACATTCGAACGCAAAAAACACCAGTTGTCGGAGTTTGTGACCCATCCACAAAATTATCAATGGAAAACTTTATGAATAAATATACTGGCAATGAATTATGTATTTTAGTTAACAAAAGTTTTAACCCGGCTGACAGTTTTAAGACTTTTAACATGGGGCATGAGTACGTTGCGGATAAACTATTTCAGGCACGTGCGAATATTCTCGCAGAACTTTATACAGTTTTGGGAATCGAAAATGTGCCGTATGAAAAGAAGGAAAGATTAACAAATGATGAAATTTCCATGAACAACGGTGGAACGAATAATTTTAGAAATATCAGACTGAAAGCACGTGAACAGGCGGCAAAACAAATTAACAAAATGTTCCCCGATTTGAACGTATCTGTTAAATATATTGGAAATGATGAAAACGTTACGGAAGAATACAAAGATAATTATGAAGAATACAAAGATAATTATGAAGAATATATAGAAAGGAAATGATGAATAATGGCGGCATTGTATACGCAAACACTAAAAACATTATGTGATACAATAGCGGGAAATGAAACATACAGCGGTTACACAAATATTTACAAACTCGCAACAAATAATACTGTATTGGATACTGTATTTTTGAAAGAATATACAGCAATATATGATTATAAAGATAATACAACTGGAAATGATTATAAAAAATCATTATTTACTAAAATTTTGTTACATTATATGTTGTACGAATTGGGACAGGAAACAGCCGGTTATTTCATTTATTGTCTGAATGAGCGATTGGTGCAGATCATGCCATATTATAACGATATGTTAAATAGTGCATTGCTCAAATTTGACCCATTGCAGGACACAAATTTTACAAGACTTGTAACAAGTAGCAGTAAAAATGAAAACAATAATGTAATAAGTTTTAACGAAAATTATATAAATAAACAAATTGGAAAAGAAAGCGATACCCCACAAGGCGGTATTGAAAACCTTGAGCAAGATCGCTATATTAGTTACGCAAAAATCAACAGTGATGATAACAAAAAAATTGGAAATAATACAACTAATGCAAATGGGAACGCAAGCGGAACAACAGAAGAACATATTAGCGGAATGCAAAAGGGAAATTTTGCAGAAGCAATTAAACAATATCGTAATATTATTATCAATGTCGATAATATGGTTATTGATAATTTAGGCAATCTGTTTATGGGGGTGATGTAAGTGGCAGATTGGATTGAAAAAATTCCTGAATGTTTATGCAGTAATGCGGGATTGCCCGGAAGTTTTACAAATGCCTTGAGTATTGCAGAACAAATTCAATGGCTGTTAAATGCATATAATCAACTTTTTAATCTTATTGACGATAAAACAAGTGCTGACGGAGGGAACAATGTTAAATATATTCAACAAAATTTAACAAATGAACAAATTGAACAAGTATATAGAAACCTTAATATTCCTAATGATATTAAAAACACTGTATTATTTACTAAGCAAACATTGACAAACGAACAAGCAGGACAAGCAAGAGAAAATATTGGCGCATATGATTTACAGGATATTCTTAAAAAATTTATATCTTTTACAGTTTATCAAACGCTGACAGATGGACAACTTGAAGTTGTATATAACAATATTAAACTTATTAATGCTATTAACAAAAGATTGCAAGAATATATTGGAGGAAGTGAAACTTATACAAATCTTTTAACAATTAACGAAACTTTTATTGACAAAAATAATAGCTATTTGCATATTGACAGAATTAGAAATCTGATTATTACTAGCGGTTACTTAACTATTAAAGAAAATATTACAAAAGATAACACTGTTTTGCTTGTAACGGGGAACCCCAATATTCTACGAGCTAAAAAACAAACAGGAAATAATGAAGTATGGATTAGCCCGCAAATGTCCATTTTACAACGAAAAGAATTAAACGCAAACGATCTTATATATGTTAATTTTATTCAGGAGGTGGAATATTATGCCTAAAGCGTTTTGTAGCAATGCAGGATTACCCGGAAGTTTTACAAATGCGTTAAGTTATAATGAGCAAATTCAATACATTATTAACAAATTTAATGAATTGGCGGATGTTATTAACAATTTGAAAATTGATGCAGATATTTCAGACGTTGTAAAATATAGCCCGCAAACAGGATTTAGCGAATTACAGAAACAGCAAGCAACAGAAAATATCGGGGCTGTGTCTACAATTCCAAACCAGATTTTAGATGAAGATGAACAAATGAACGCACGTGAAAATATTAACGCAATGGAGTATGAAGCAAAAGACGATTTTGTAAAAGCAGGTGGAGCGGTTGTATATGACGAAAATTTTACAAATATTTTGCCGAATACTAATCTTGCGACTATTACATATTGTGAACCCGGAAGATATTATTGCGCAGATGTTACAGGAATTACGGGGTTTTCTGCCGCAATGCCGTTTGAAATGGAAGTATTCAAAGTAAATTCTAATTTAGTACACAGATATTTCCAGTATGATAACGGTAGAAAATATGTGCAGGAAGTTGAACTTAATCCGCTGAAATTTTATGCAGTTGTTGATTTTGGCGGTTTTAATGTATCATATTTGTTACAGGATTTAACGGAAGATCAGAAAGCACAGGCAAGAAATAATATTGGAGCTGGAACTAGCAATATTACAAGTGATGATATTAGTACAGAAATTGATAATAACTCTGTAAAATTTAGTAGCGCGCAGAATTTAACAGAAGATCAAAAAGCACAGGCAAGGGCGAACATTGGTGCTGGGACAGGAAGCGGAAGTGCGGAAAACGCTGTATTGTATACAGCGCAGGAATTAACAGATGAGCAAAAAACACAAGCAAGGAATAATATTGGGGCTGGAACTAGTAATATTACAAGTGATGATATTAGTACACAAATTGATAATAATTCTGTAAAATTTAACGGTGTGCAGGATTTGACGGGAGAACAAAAATTACAAGCAAGAAATAACATTGGAGCGGGAACTAGCAATTTAACAACTAACAATATTACAAGCATTATCGAGGGTAGCGCAGTTAAATATACTGGCGCACAAGATTTAAGCGTAACGGAAAAAACGCAAGCGCGAAACAATATTGGAGCAGGTGTAAGTAATGTTGTAACATTTACGCGAGCAGCAACATGCACAGTGGCAAACTGGGCAGGAACAGGGCCGTATACGCAGGAATTAACTGTACAAGGCATTGTAGCCGATTCGCAACCAGTTATTGATTATGATTTTAGCGGTGCAACGACTTCTAATATTGACACATTGTTAGACGAATATAACAAAGTTAACAGATTTGTAACAGGCACTAATAAAATAACGGCTTATTGCTACGGCAATAAACCTACAGTCGATGTGCCTATTAATATTTTGGTGGTGATTTAATGGATTGTATTATCAATAACAGATTTTATAGACGTGTTAGCGGTGTAATTATTCCTGTATTTACTTATAGCGGTACATTTACCACAATAGATGACGGTAATAATAACTGGCGTATTAAATTTTTAACAAGTGGTGATTTAATTTTTTCAGATTTAGGGAGCGCCATAAACGGCATTGATATTTTTATGGTTGGTGGCGGTTCCGCCAGCGGTAAATTTTGGAGCAATGAGTATTATGGGCATGGCGGTTCTGGTGGATTTACAAAAACCGTGAAAAATAAAACGGTCAGAAGAAATACCACATATAGTATTGTTATTGGTGCCGGTGGTGTAGTGCAAAACTATGCCTTCGAGGCTGGTGGAGAAACAACAGGGTTTGGAGAAACGGTTGCCGGTGGCACAATGATAGCAGGCGGATGCGGTGGTGCCGCTTATGAAAACCGCCCTGATGGTTACAGTGGTGGTAGCGACGGTGCCGACGGTGGTGGAAATCCTGCGTATACTGCTGGTCAATGGGCATGGGCAAGCCGCGGCAAAGGACAGGGGACAACTACCCGCGAATTTGGCGAACCTGACGGGGATCTTTATGCTGGCGGTGGTGGTGCTGGTGCGTCTGGTGGTAGTACTGGTGGCGCTGGCGGTGGTGGTAACGGTGGAACTCAAAACACTGCACCCGGAAAAGGTTTAGCTAACACTGGTGGCGGTGGTGGTGGCTTTTACATCAATCACCCCTACGGTGACGGTGGTAGCGGCATTCTCATTATTCGTAACAAGCGCAGTTAAGTACAAAAATAATATATTGATAACAGATATACAACCAGCACAGCCGCAAATATAACCAATCTGATTAAGCACTTACACAGGGTTTTTATAACGTTCATTTATTTATCCTCATTCATAGGGAGACTATGTCTCCCTATTTTTCTTTCTTAATAAAATACGTCACAAAACAATATTGTGTGCTTTCTGTGTTCGGATAATACCATTTATAACCTTTGCCAAACCGACCATCATACTTTACAAGATAACCATCTGTTTTGCGACTTACGTAGCCAGCCGCAAAGACGTATGATGGTACTCATAACCATGTTTTTTCAATTCGTTAATCTTTTCAATAGTAGTCATTATTTACTTCCTTTCAATCTCTTTCCCTGTCCATACAACTTTTTTATCTGCCCATCCGTATTTGGTGCCCATAACAAGGTTAATACCATCTAACATCGCAACAGCTCTAGCAAAATCATGTTTAGCGATTTTGTTCAAAATGTCAACTTCTGTACTGGTCAACAGCTTTATCATAATTCATACTTCCTTTCATCTTATTGCACTTCAATCCACAATTCTACGTAACAATAACGATTTGTATCATATCTTGGTTGATAGATTACATAACCTTTGCCATACTTGCCGTTATATTCTTGCTTCTTTTCACAACTTACATATCCGTTAACAACTACCACATGATGCAGTTTGTATTCTTTACCGTTAATAACTTTAGTCATTGTTTTAACTTCCCTTCATTATTTCCTGTCCCTCGGGACTCTTAAATAATACCACGATCTCAAAAATATATCCATTGAAATTATGGTAAAATTTTATACCAGATCGTTCAATGGTCTAG